AACTTATTTGTCCAAATTTTATTTGATGGCTGTTCATTAAAATCATTCAGTGTATAGACTGAAGTTTCTTTGTATAGGACAGTATCATCTCCAGCCATTGGGCCAGCCCTTGGTAATAGACCTGCACCAAAATCAATAGTTTCATCAGTTCTTTGTATTGGATAAGTAGACAAAAATACCTGGCATCCCTTTGTATCTTCACCCTGCAACCACGGTGAAACATTGTCGTTGTAACAATCAATTGCAAGAATTTCATTCCTCATGTGATCGGGGAGATTAATTCTTCTTGTAAAGTAACCATTGCCTTCTTCATCTAAAGTAATGTTACCTTGAATAGTATCTCTTAATTCATGTATTGGCATTATTTCTTACCCCCTTTTCTAAATTGAACAGCCATTTTCTTAAGATTTAACTTACCGTTTTTTAGTTTGATATGGTTCTTTTTCTTCTTGACATATCGATTCCAAGGGGTAAGTTTTCTCTTAGGTTTCGAGCTGGGAATGTCTTCAGTCAATACACGTTCTCCCGCTAATTGGAAATCTGTTTTTATTACTGGTGCAATCATTTCGCCTTCCTTAATGAAAACTTGGAAAGTTGGTTCTTTACCTTGCAGCACTGATGAGTATTGATATGCTGGAATTGCAATCATATCAACAGGAACAATTCTCTCACCATCTGCAAGCACGAATCCGAGAAGCCCGCCTGCGACAGCACCTCCAGCAGCACCAAGAGGGCCAAGAGCCGCACCAAGTGCCGCACCTTCGACTGCTCCTTCCACAGTGCCTTCAATTTTGTCAACTGCATTTTTCAAATCCTTGCGAGTTACTCTCTTAGCCATCAGACTCACCTTACAAGTCTTGTTGCTGAGATAGAATTTCGTTCATTCTTTCGGTTGTAACCTTAACTGGCTCTGCAACTAAAACAACATCAAGTTCAATTGTGTTAGAGCCTTCTTGAAGCCAGTTATCGGATGCAATACCGATTAGTAAATCAGATACTACAGTGTAGCCAGCAGGGTGTAAGTCGCGAGGGCCATACCATAGATTCTCAGTCAAAAGACCTTGACCGGATGCTAATGCGCCAGCGTCAAAGAATGCTGGACTTGCTGCAGAGTATCTTTCATAGACACAAAGAACATCTGGAGATGCAATTCCTACTTCAGAAGCATTTTCGTACGCCCTGGTCGTAGCATATACTTTCAAACATGCAGTTCGAGTATCAATTGCAGAATCTCCAATTGCCCCGATCGGATTGAATCCACCGGTGTTTGCAAGTTCTGTCGCTGCAGAGTTTCTAAACTGGAAATATACTTCTTTGATTGCCAGTCCCATGCGGGAAACTGGGTCGGTAAATTGTGATAAATCAAATCTGCCGTACAACGTGGTTCTTTCTCCACCTGCATCAATTTCAAATTGCATTCTGTCTCTTAAAATTAGGTCGCCTGTATTCTTTGCCATAGTTTACTTTTTACACTACTAGGTATTTATATTATATTCTTCACACATCTTGAACATCTACGCCGACCTGGCGTGGAATTGGGGCGCAGCCACACATCCACACCTCTCGATTCAAATCTAACCGTTATTTATTTAATAAGAGCCGGAGTGGGGTAACTGATGAAGACTATAATATCAGCAAACATCGATGTCGGATTGGCCATGAGATTGAAAGATAAAACGAAAGGTACTCGTTCAAGAGTTATTGAGCGAGCACTTCGGAATTATCTGGATGAAAAAGAAGCATTCAACATTGAAGAAGTTACTACTGAGCAACTTTTACTCGAACTAACTTACAGAGGCGAAATCAAAAAAACACATAAAGCGTATTTGATGGAAATGTTTCGGGAGTTGAGAGAATGAACACCATTATGATTGCAGATGTAGAACACGCCCAATGTACTAGATGCAAAGGATTCTTTCCAACTGAACGATTAGTTGAATGCGTCACTCCGATGGATGAATGGCTTGCAGATTTGTGCGAACAATGTCTTGAAGGCTGGATGAAATATGAACAATTTTTGGAGGCTAACGAATGAGAAAACACTTTCTTGATTTGTTTAGTGGACTTGGTGGTGCATCCGAAGCATTTGTGCAAGACTTGGGTAATTGGACTGTACTTAGGATTGACAATAATCCATTATTGGGCGGCGTTCCATTTACAGTAATTGATGATATTGACAACGTGAAACAAAATCTTACCGGACCGGTTTTTGAAATTGCAGAAAAGATAGATGTGATTTGGGCAAGTCCGCCCTGCAGAGATTTTTCAAACGCTTACTCCTCACCTAAATCAATCCACGTTAGAGAACACGGTTTAGATTCATACAGACCTGATATGAGTTTACTTACTACCGCCCTGGACATTATTGATTATGTCAAGCCGAAGTATTGGATTATTGAGAACGTGGTAGGGTCAATTAGATACTTCCGCGATCACTTAGGTGAACCAAGACAAATCATTGGCCCCTATGTTTTGTGGGGTAATTTCCCATTACTGAATATTGATAGTTCCCAGCTCGAAAGCAAGTCAAAGAAAGATGTTCATTCAAGTAATCCTCTTCGCTCTAATTACAAAGCAAAAGTGGATTTTGAAATTTCACGCTCTTTAAAGAAAGCAGTTGAGGAACAGAAATCTTTGTTTGAGTATTAGAACATTAATGTATTACCATTGTCTGCAAATTTTAGTGGTGGCGGGAACGGTCTAATGACACCTGAAGTAACTCCACTTACATCCATAATTTGAATCCAGTCTGGTAAAGGTACGGTTGGGTCACCAAATGCACTATCAAAGGCTTGCATCTTTGTTGATTCTTTGTATGCTGTTTGGAATGCGCCACGTGCAATCATATCCTGATTAGCATTTGAGGCCACTCTGTTGAAGTATCGCAGTGCGGTAGTACCTGAAATCATTAGTTCAGGCCTAATACCACCAAATCTCCACGTAGGGAATGTATTACCTGCAATGCGGTCGGTAGGTGTCATCACTGCAGATGATGTTAATTTACGGCACTGCGCGTCTAGAAATTCACCATACTTACCCATTGCAGATTCTACTCCTGAACATTTTGTTTGCTTAATTTTAGCATAAATTGAGTATTTAATATTCATTTCCAATTGTAATCCATTCCAAACTAAAACGGTCAAATATAGATGAGGAGAATAAAATGTGGAAGTTTGTGTTGCGCCTACAGCATCATTAGGAAACTTATTTGTCCAAATTTTATTTGATGGCTGTTCATTAAAATCATTCAGTGTATAGACTGAAGTTTCTTTGTATAGGACAGTATCATCTC